CTGCCATTGGCGGCCGACTTGATGAGTGACTCCCGGAGTTCGACCATCTGACGAAGATGCCCCCGGTAGAAGGCGGTCCGCACTTCGGTGCCCGGAGTACGGAGTTCTGCAAGAAAATCCGTCTCATCCACACCGATATTGATTGCGATCAGCCCCGGAAGGATAAGGCGGTATGCCATTTTCTCTATCTCCTCACGTTGTTCCTGAGTCAAATTCATCATTCAACATTTTAAAGTCAAAGTCAAAAATATCACTGCCGGTATGGATGATTCCGCGTTCCAGCTTCGGGTTGTGCGTGGCATTCTGACTGCCTACAACGGTAATCTTCCAGTCCTCGTTATACAGCAGCGCCACCTTCGCATGAAGCGCCAGGCAACGGTAGCAGTCCGGAAATGTAGTCACCAGATAATCGAACGGTTTGGGTGAGATGCTGCGTACACGATTATCGATCAGGAACCGTACCGATAGCAACTCATCAGTCTCAACCTTGCGATGAAGGGCGTTGATGCTATCCATAGAGATGGAATAGGTTGTCAGGAACAGATGTGCCGGACCCGTCTGCTTCAAAATATATAAAATCAGCTGGATCAGGTTAAATGCTCCAGAAGAGTAGAAATGCTTGTCCCTGCCGGGTACCAGCACCCCCATGGCGTCCGGATGCAGCAGCTTCTCCGCAACCAGGTCATGGCCGGAGGCTGCCGCATCCGTTCGGCGGATGTAGCCTGCCGGGTATCGGTCTCCCTGCATAGGGCTTACTGCGTCATCCGCCGGCATCATCTTATTCTCAATCTCGCTGCAACAGACCAACATAACCTATTGCAGTTCCGCCAAACGATATTCTATCTTTTCTACCAGTGCTTCCTGGGCAGCCACCTTCTTCTCGTATTTCACGCGTTTGGGGCAGTCCGGAAGCGGATTTTCCTTGCCGTCTTTAGGCTTGCTCTCCGAAGAGTACAACAACATGTTTTTTGCCTTGGTAATCTTGCTCTTGGCATTGGATTTCGCTTTCTTCAGTTCTTCCACGGAAAGGGAACTGATATCGGTCTCATCCTCTTCCTTTTCCGGATTTTCTTCGGGAGTATCCGCTTTTTGGTAGAGTTCGTCCAGCTGCTTGTCAGTCGGCAACTCCTTGTTCTGCTCATATTGCTGTTTGATGGCCGCTAGCAATGTCATGCGGTTGGAGAGGAAGGCTATACGGGTAACAATATCCTTGCGCTGTGCACATACAGCCGCCGTATTGGTCTCACCCTGTTCGGAAAGTAACCGGTGCAGCCGTGAACGTTCATTGTAGCATTCCCGGAAATCATAGATGATTTTGGCAATGACAGGCGGATAAGCGGGCTGTTCATCCGTTTCGCGTGCCAGTTCCTTTTCCGCAATGGTAACGATGGCCGCCGCCGTTTCTTCGGGAACCGTCTCGGAACGGCCGTCATTACCGGGCACCGCATCATCCGCCAGGTCCACATCCTCAAAGCGCGGGTCATCCGGATGGTACCAGACTTTAATCATCTGCCGGATTTCGTATTCCAGCTTCTCGCGGGTATGCGGCTTTTCGCCTAATTTAGCCAACTTGGATGATACGATTGTCTTGTAACCTGATTTAGCAAGGATAGCCACACCAACATTGTATTCTCTCTTAGCAGAGTTCAGCCAGGCGATACCTTCTCTGCGGGCTTCGATATAAGCATTTGTAATTTCAGCCATGATTCTTGATATTAACGTTATACAAAGATGTTGCGAATTTTATTGCCGGGATAGGACAAAACAAAATGTCCGCCTCCCGGAAAGAATCCGGAGACGGACATAAACAGCCAACTGACCAGACGAAGAAACAAAAATCAGCCTCCGGGTGCAGCTTTCACAGTAAGAATGTCTTCCATGTCACCTTCATACACGCACTTGATGGGGGTAGCGAAGGTATAGTGAAGCGTACTTTGATTGCGTCCGCTACTGCCGGTTCCGGTGGTGGCCCCGTCTCCTGAGGCACGCATGGCACCGCGCCGCTTGTCACCCATTAGGAAGTTTGTACCGTTGTTGTCGGTCACGATGAAGAACATCTTACGGCCTTTGGTGGCATTCTCGAAACCGAATACCTTCTTCCGCATCTTGGGAGAAATGATGTTCAAGTCCATCAGTGATGACTCACCACCGGTTTCTCCCTGATCCGTAATCTTGAATTCCGCCAGGTCGTCCGTGAAATCCATCTTATAAGCACGCCTGCCTTCCTTCATGACAAGGTCTCCGACCAGTGTGCCGGCTTCTTCAAGCGAAAGCGGGGCATCCGTCTTTTTCGGATAGTCCGGCCATGTTGCCACGTCTTCATGATAGCCGAAGATAACGGACGGTACGATTCCCGCCATGTTACCCTGACTGTTGCAGTCCATTGCCTCGTTGATGTCATCAAGGGCAATACATAATTTGGGGTCTACTTCTGCCATAGTCACAGGATTTATTCAGATTTAACAACGTATGTACCCGTCACTTTCTCTACTGCACCCGCAGCAGGAGTTTTCTTCTGCACGGCAGGAGTGGTATATCCGGCAGCTTCCAGGAACTCGACGGTATATTCCTTACCACCGGGAACCGCTACATACGTGCCGGAATCACGCCAGCCCTCTTCACCCTGAATACGCCATTTGCCACCGTTGGCCTTCGCTTCATCCGGTGCAATTGTGACCTCGATATATCCGAACGGGTTGCTACCTTCAGGATCCACCGGACGGTCATTGACGCAGAACTCCGATTTATGTACCGATACGAACTGGAAGCCTATCACGTACTTGCCCGCAGCATCAAACGTATAAGGATTACCGGAGAAGAACGGCTTGATAGACTTGAAATCACTCTCTTTGTCAAAGCCGTAGCAAATGTTCCCTTTAGTGGTCAGCATGACGAACTGGCTGCCATCGGGAAGATTCGGAACACGTACCAGCTCACAACGGTTGTTGGAACCGAGCAGGTGTTGTGTATCGGAAGTATCTTCTTTTAATCCGATAACGATAGTACCTTCATCTTTGCGCCAGTCATCGTACATGTCGCCCAAATCATCGGAAATGAACATCTTGATGTTCTTCTTGCGCTTGAAGGTACGCGGCATGTGACGCCACATCTCCAGTAACTTTTCGCCAATGTTGGCACGAGTCAGTTCACCGGTAGTATAAACGTTGCCCTCGGCACTGGAGATATCCCCGACTGCCTCACCTTCGGTAATAATGGTACCGATACCGTCGAAAGAGTCCTGAATGTCCGTCTTGTTCTCATCAGCGCTGTATTTCGCTGTGAAGATGGCAAACAGCAAATCATTGGATGCCAGTTCGTGCCCGTGGTTGATCAGCCACAGCTCGAAGGGATGTTCTTTGCGGAGTGTACCGGGAACCTCGGCAATGTAGGTACGGCGGTAGCGTTCCGGCTCGTCGGACATCTCCATCACAACCGGACGTACTACCAAGCGGCGGGGAACAATCTTACCCAGATACTTGCCAGCTGTAAACTTACCGGTGTACTTGCTGGAAATACTTCCACCCTCTACCTTGCCCAATTCAAGAGAATCGGTAATGCCCGGTACCGGAGTGAAATGTTTCAATACCTCCGAAGCGTCGAGCTTATCGACCGCCTTCAGGATGTCTCTGTGCTTTTTTACCGCGGTCAGAACCGTGGTAATGTCAATAGGTGCTTTAAAATCCATAAATAGAATAGTTTAGATGTTATTCATTCTCATAACTGTTGATCGGATCCGTAGCGATATCGGCAAACTTGCTGTCTTCGTTCGATTCCTGATGACTGGCGGTTGCCGTTCCGGGAATCTTGGCCACGATATCACGGATAACCTGTACCTTGGCCTTGTTGTCGGCGGCATTCCTGACGCTGTCACTCAGGCTGTCAAGGTCATTCACGACTGCCGTCAGACTGTTTTCGGCAGTCTTCTTGGCGGTGTTGGCGACAGCCAGGTCATTCTCCGCTTTGGCCTTCGCTTCGTTGGCGGCCTTGGCGGCGTCGTTGATGGCCTGCAGATTCTCCACGGTAAGCAACATCTTACCGTCTTTTTCCTCAACGCCTTCGCAGTTGAGGATCTGGTTGATGAAAGTAAATTCTTTACGCATAACTGTATTTGAAGAATTAGAAATGTCAGTCTTGTTGCCGGCAGGGAACAGCCCTTTGATACCGTCGATAATCTGGGAGACCAAGTTTTTGTCACGGCCTTCCGGTTCCGGCTTCTCCTCCGAATCGATAGCCGGCAACGGTATACCAAGTGCGGTGAAGCAGTCGGTCATTTCATTGGTCACCTGTGGCTTTTTATGGGTACCGGGAATGATCTTGTCTATGAATCCCCATTCCTTGGCTTCGGCGGCAGGCATCCAGCGTTCCTCTTCCATCAAGGTGATAATGTCCTTCAGGCTTTTGCCGCTACGGTTGATGTACTTCTGTGCAATCATCAGGTCAATGGCTTCCGCGCTCTTCTTCTTGTTCTGCAGTTCCTTGATGGTATCCTCCAACTGGTCCGCATTGAGCTGGCCCCAGATGTCCACTCCCAGGCTGCATTTATGCGCCAGCCACATGCCGTCCTCGTGCATCTCGATGGACTTGGCACCGAATGCCAGTACAGTGGCTG